GAGCCAACCCTTGTGAAGGCGAGACCGATGGACACCATCGAGAAGATCAACCACTACGACCCCCCGACCCTGGCCCGCCTCGCCCAGTGCGCCGAGCCCGACTCGCGAGTGAGTGAGGGCGCCGACTTCCTCGCCCTCGTACGGGACAAGGTGGTCGACCTGGTCCAGGAGTTCGGGGAGGTGAGCACCCCCTACCGCGAGGCCATCCAGGACGCCGCCGCCGACATCGGCAGCACGGCCGAGCCCAGCGTGAAGTGGCGCCGGTTCGTGGACCTGAGTGCCTACAAGGAGAACGTCACCGAGTTCGGACGGCCCAGCCCGGACACCCCCGAAGGGCACGCCGACCTGGCCCTGTTCTTCATCGGGTTCCGCCTGGCCAGTGCACTGATCACCGAGATTGAGAAGGGCTGAACACCATGGGACGCATGAAGGACATCGCCATCGACCTGATGAGCTTCGAGTCGGACGAGCTGGAGATCGACGAGATCGTGGAGCTCTTCGCCTTCCTCATCCGCAGCGGTCTGGTGTGGACGTTGCAGGGTTGGTACGGGCGAGCAGCCCTGGACCTGATCGACGCCGGGATCATCAGCTCGGAGGGCGAGATCCTGACGGAGCTGGTGCCCGGATGAGTGACCTGCCCCGACAGCTCAGTGCGCGTGTCGACGAGGAGCTGGCCCGCCACATCAAGACGCTCGCCCCGACGGGCCTGAGCTACAGCGAGATCATCAAGCAGGCGGTCGCCCAGTTCGCCCTGACGTACTCGGTGGCCGTAGACCACGGCGTCGCCAAGCCGCACGAGATCCCGAGGCTGACCGCCTTCAAGTTCGAGCTCCCTCCCCTCTGGCAGCCGCCGAGAACCGGAGCGATCACCCTTCCCCCGCTGAACCCCACCAAGGAGAACCCCAATGAAGCTCGTCCGCACCGCACTGACGTCCCTCGCCCTCGCCGTGACGGGCTCCCTGATCTGGGCCTCGCCGGCCTCCGGGTCGCCGGACGTGAAGCCGGTGGCCCTGCCCACCGCGGTGAAGTACGTCCCGGTCTTCCACATCCCGACTCGGCCGTGCGCTGACGACCACGACGACCGCAACTGCTACTGGGACGGCGCCGGTCCGGCGTACTACGTCGACCGCGCAGGCAACGTGACGTACCTGAACCCGAAGCTGAACGACCCGGCCAAGCGTGCGGCGTGGACCAAGACGAACAAGGCCGCGCACCGCGAGTACTGGGGCACCGTGTGGGGGCACCGCCTGTGCTGGGCGAAGGTCGGCGACACCTCGTACATCTACTGCTTCGACGGTCACCGCGAAACGTCCTGACCCGAGTGTGCAAGTGTGCCGAAACCTCCTGAAGGGAGGTCGGGGTGGGGTGGCGCCCACCTCCTGATGAGGCAGCCGTGATGAGGGGAGCACCACCGTGAGCGAGAAGCGCAGCCGACTCGGCAAGAACGAGGTCTCGGGACTGGGCAAGCTGTACCTGCATGGCGGCCAGGCCCTGAAGCGTGACGACCTGGGCCTGAGCAACGCCGAGTACTCCGTGTTCGCGAAGCTGTCCTGGTTCGGCCTGGCCAGGCGAGAGCACGAACAGAGGTGGTCCATCACCGACCTCGGCATCTCCTTCATCGAAGGCCGGGCCCGTGTGCAGGCGGTCGCCCTCACCGTCGCCCGTGAGTTCGCCGGCCTGACGGGTGAGCTCGTCAAGGCGAGCGACGTGAACGACGCCTTCTACTTCGAGACGGTCTGACCTTCCCCACCTACCGCAAGGAGAACGAGCAGTGAAGATCGCCATCACCATCACGGTGGACGTCAAGGACCCGGCCGAGTGGACGCGGTCGTTCGGGCAAGAGGGTGCGGCAGCCATCCGGCAGGACGTGAAGGACTACGTCGGCACCAACGTGCAGGGCCTGCGTGTGTGGGAGGAAGTCGAAGCGGAGGTGAGCTGGAAGTGACCGACCTGATCGTCGGCCTCAGCGGATACGCGAGGTCCGGCAAGAACACAGCGGCTGACGCCCTGATCCAGCGAGGCTGGAGGCAGGCAGGCTACGCCGACAAGCTGAAGGAGTTCCTGTACGCAGTGAATCCCTTGATCCCTGGGCACTACGGTGCCGGGAGCCTGCGCCTGCGGCAGCTCGTCGACTCGACCGGCTGGGACTACGCGAAGACCGCGTACCCGGAGGTCCGGTCCCTGCTCCAGCGCACGGGCACCGAGGCAGGCCGGCGAGTACTCGGCGATGACGTGTGGGTGGATGCCCTGTACGTCGACCACCAGGACGCGGCCGGCCTGGTCGTGACCGACGTCCGCTTCCCCAATGAGGCGGAGGCCGTGGCCAAGCGTGGTGGCGTGATGATCCGGGTCGAGAGGCCCGGCGTGGGCCCGACCAAGGACAAGCACGGACGAGCCCACGTCAGTGAGACCGCGCTGGATGACTGGCCCTTCGACCACGTGCTGGTCAACGACGGGTCGGTGGATGACTTGCACGCCAAGCTGCACGGCGTCGCCGAACTTGTGCAAGTGTGACGGTGTGATACTGTGACCATCAGAACGATCCGGGAGCTCGACGAACTGCCTGACGGTACGGAGATCGAGATCCAGGACAAGCGAGACACGCCCCTCTTCAAGCGAGACGGCGACTGGCACAGCCCAAGCAAGACGGCGACGCAGAACATGATCGCCTACGTCAACACCCGGCGCTGGGGAGTACGGGTCGTCGAGAGAGGAGGTCGGGAGTGAGGATCACCCCAAGGGCGCACGAACTGAAGAAGGTGGTCGACATCCTCGAAGACCCGACCTTCGACAGTCCGGAGCAACTGGCCAAGGCTGTGATCAAGGAGGTCGGGGACATGCTCCAGATGCGGGACCTGTTCGTGATGGTCCACAAGTGGGCGGACGGCAGCAAGGGCCTGAACTTCGGACCCTTCGGCGCCGTCGCCGAGGCGGAGAGCTTCGCCAAGAAGATGAGCTTCGGAGGTACTGGCCGAGTGGTGCCCCTGACTTCGTCGGGGATCATGCTCGCCAACCACGACGGCAAGAAGGACGGGTGGCCCGGCTACTGCTGGAACCCCGAGTGTGGACACGCCCCCTGGATGCACGGGATCGACGGCGCAAGCCGTGGCAAGTGCCATCTGGAAGTGTGCGAGTGTGACAAGTTCGTCAAGGACGATCCCGCACTGAAGGCGAGGAAGAAGGCGCCCGCCAAGCGAGGCGCCGCGAAGGGAGTCAACGAACTGTGACCTGCAACTGGATGAGCTGCCCATGTGGAGGCAAGCGGGGATTCCTGACTGAACGAGACGCAGAGAAGGCGCTCGGCCGAGCCCGAGCCAAGCGGAGCCGACAGGGTGAGGCGCGGGGCACCATGCGGGGACTGAAGGTGGAGTCCCGCTGGTACCAGTGCGACGAGGGTGGCTACCACCTGACGTCCGAGTCCCGCGCATCGTACGAGAACCGAATCAAGGAGGTAGCGAAGTGAGTACTGGTTGGGACTGGATTGCTGAGGGACAGCGCATCGCGGAGGAGTCGCGTCAGGCCGGCGAGCTGGACATCGACGCCATCAAGGCACAGTCGATGGTGTTCGAGGGGCCGCTCGACGCACTGAAGGCCGCCGACATCGGCGTCACCGAGGCGGAGCCGGCCCCCAAGGTGGGTGGACTGGCCGGCGACCTGGCCGACATCGTCCGCGAGGTCGAGCTGTGCCGGGCCGGGCACTGCGATGCTGCCTACAGGCAGAACGACAAGGGTGGTGAGGCCCGCAACGTGGTGGGGCAGATCGCGAAGGCCGCGGGCGTGACGCTCAGCTCCGCGTTCATCCGCCCGCTCGACGGTGACGTGTGGAGCCCGGCGAACATGGCGCGGGTACTTCAGGGCGTGCAGGATCTCGCCGCCGAGAACCAGGCGCTCCGTGAGGAGCACGCCAACCGAGACAAGAAGGCAACCGTCACCGTCAAGGCCCTGCATGAGGCCCTGAACAACTTCGTGGAGGGTGTGTAAGTGTCGCTTTCCATTGGTCCGCTTGACCCGGTCACCGACGAGGACATCCTCATCGTCTACGGCTTCCACCAGGCCCGCATCTACCCCGAGTTCAACCGCGACAACGTCTACACCCTGAACGGGGTCGCCGCCTTCGGCCGACTGAACGGACGCCAGCCCAAGCGGGTGTTCCACACCGGCCTCGGCCTGAGTCGCGAGGCAGACCGACTGAGGCGGGAGCTCGCCGCTCTCGAAGGCAAGTACGGCACCACGGTGCACCACGTGAACGAGCTCTACATGTACGACGAGGAGATCCCCGCATCATGACCGCCATCCAGACCCGCAGTGACGTCACCGTCGAGCTCGTCAAGGCCAGCGCCACTGACTCGGACGTGGCCACCGCGGCCCGCGTCAGCACCGTGGGTGCCAGCCATGACCGCGTCGTCGACCTGACCCGAGACCAGGGCCTGATCAACTACTTGATGCGGGACCGGCACGGCAGCCCCTTCGAGCACACCTCGTTCACCTTCTACGTCGAGGCCCCGCTGTTCGTGGCTCGCGAGCACATGCGTCACCGCGCCGGCCACTCGTACAACGAGGAGAGCGGACGCTACAAGGAACTGGCGGCCGTCTTCTACATCCCCGACCAGGGGCGCAACCTGGTCCAGGTCGGCAAGCCTGGCGCCTACGTCTTCGAGCCCGGCAACGCAGGCCAGTACGACTGCATGTCCGCCCACATGGTCAGCGCCTACACCGAGGCGTACGACGCCTACCAGGGCATGCTCGACGCAGGCATCGCCCGCGAGGTGGCCCGCATGGTACTGCCGGTGGGGATCTTCACCTCCTACTACGTGACGTGCAACGCACGCAGCCTGATGCACTTCCTCGGACTGCGTACCCAGAGCGCGGTCGCCGCGCACCCCAGCTTCCCGCAACGCGAGATCGAGATGGTCGCCGAGCAGATGGAAGACCACCTCGCCGAGCAAATGCCGCTCACCTACGCCGCCTTCAACAGGAACAAGCGGGTGGCCCCGTGAGCGAGAGCCCCATCGTCAGCGTCGAGTGGCGCCGGACCAAGTGGACGCCCGCCGAGCGGGAACGCCTCGCCCGCATCCTGCTCGGACCGATGGCGCGAAAGGACTGAAGTAGGTACAGTTACACACGGCCCCCACGCCCCCCGAGTCTTCCGATTCGGGGGGCTTCGACGTATTCACATGCAGTCTTGAGAGGGAACCACCCATGAGCAAGAAGGCACTGCCGCGACAGCGCAAGGTGCTCCGCGTCGCCATCTACCTGCGCGTCTCCACGACCAAGCAGCTCGACGGTTACGGTCTGGATGTGCAAGATGAGCGATGCCGCTCATGGATCGACTACCAGTTGAAGAACACCCCGCACACCATCGTGGACGTGTACTGCGACGGGGGAGTGTCCGGCAAACTTGCACACCGAGAGAACCTGGACCGCCTGACGGCCGACATCGAGGCCGGCCTCATCGACGTCGTCGTCTTCGCCAAGCTGGACCGCATCGGCCGCACGATGCGCAACATCCACCGCTGGGTGTACGACGTCACCGACTTCGGCGTCCGTGTCGCCACCGCGGATGGACGCATCGACTCCCAGGACGACATGTTCGGGATTCAGCTCTCCCTCCTGGCGTACATGGCCGAGGTCGAGCACGCGCTGATCCTGGAGCGCACGATGGGCGGCCGGATCAAGAAGATCGCCGGGGGAGGGTGGGCCAGCGGCACTCCGCCGTACGGGTACATGCTCGACGACGACGGCGAGCCCGTCGTCAACCCGGCCGAGCTCGAACAGATCGAACTGTTCGCCAAGCTGGCCCTCGACGAGAAGCTGTCCCGAGGCGAGGCCGCCAAGGCGATGAACGAGGCCGGCCACCGCACCCGCACGGGCAAGCTCTGGGAGGGCAACAACCTGATCCTCCGCATGCGCCTGGCCGTCCGCGGATACGTCGACTTCACCTTCTCCGGTGAGAACGAGGACGGCGAGGAGATCACCACCTCCTACCGACTGGAGATGCCCCCGCTCTTCGAGAACGAGGCACGCCGCAAGGCCCTGGAAGCCGTCCTGGAGGACATGAAGGGCGCCCCCCGGACCACGTACTCCAATCACCTGCTCTCCGGGCACCTGGTGAGCGAGTGCGGGCACTCCCGGTACGGCGTGGCCCGCTCGCAGCACGACGACGTGATCTACCGGTGCTCGAACCAGGCCACCATCGCCGAGGGCCACACCTGCAAGCAGATACCCGGCAAGGAGACCGAGGGATACGTCTGGGGCGAGGTGGCCAAGCTCCTGTCGGACCCCGACGAGATCATGGGGCTCGTCGACGAGTGGCTGGGCTCGGTTCCCGACCGCGCGGAGTCCTACCGGACCCGCATGCAGGAGATCGACGTCGAGCTGAACAAACTCCAGGCCACCAAGCGCAAGAAGATCGCGCTCCTGGTCGCCGCGCTCGACGAGGACGACGAGGAGGACCAGAAGCTGGTCGACGACCTGAAGGAGGGGATCGCTTCCAAGATGAAGGAGCTCCGCCAGGAGCAGGAGCGCATCGCGGAGTGGCTGGAGGAGGCCGAGCAGAAGGAGGAGAAGGCGCAGGGCATGCGCTCGGTCATCGACCGGATCGGCGAGAACGTCCAGGATCTCGACACCATGGAGAAGAAGCGGATCTTGGAACTGCTTCAGGTCCGGGTCGACATCGTCGGCGAAAGCAAGTCCGGGCGGGCAGGTGGCAGCAAGGACCCGATGCTGGAGTGGCACCGGGAGAACAAGATCAGCATCCCGCTCGGGGTCTCCGATGAGCAGTGGGGACGAGTCGAAGGCATCCTGGCAGGAGGACGGAAGCCGAAGGCGGAGGACCGGGCCTGCTTCGAGATGCTGCTGGAGAAGCTGCGCCACGACAAGGGATGGCACGACTACGACCGTGACGAGCGCATGGGCGGGAAGGGCTGGGGATTCTTCTACCGGCTCGGTCGCCGATGGTTCATGGAGGGCATGTACGCCGCAGCGCTGGAGGAGCTGGCCCCGTACGAGGGGGCCGCAACACCTGTTGACTACACTCTGCCTCCCATGAAAATTTACGGTGTGATCGACGATTCCCCGGAGGATGTAGTGAAAACTGAAGTAGGCGAGCGAACTCCTTCCACCAAGGGAATCCGCGGAACCGCTTCAGGTTTCGAGTTCGAGATCGGCGCCGCGAAGAGCGCCTGACCTGCGCAAAGAAAGGCCCTCGCCACACGGCGGGGGCCTTCTTCGTTTCTCCCGGCTCCGCCTACTACCGCAGGCCGTACTCTCGAAGCATGGCCGAGCACCTGGGAGATCGTCTCTACCGGCTTCGTCGGATGGCCAGCCTCACCCAAGAGGCACTGGCCGAGCTGTCCGGCGTATCCGTAGACGTGATCAAGAAGCTGGAGCAGAAGCGGAAGCACTCCGCTCGCCTGCCCACCCTGCACTCACTCGCGCTGGGTCTCGGCGTCGAGCTGACCGCCCTCCTCGGCGACCCGCCCGGCGTCCCGTCAACGGGGGAGGTCGACTCCCCGGAGCTGGTCGCCCTGCGCCGTGCCGTCATGCCCCCGATGTTCATGCCGCCCGCCGAGCCGAGCGACACCGAGCGCCTGACCGGCCCGCTCCTGCGCCGGGAGATCTCGGACGCCTGGACGCTGTACCACGACGCCGACTTCGGTCGGCTGATGGCCGTGCTGCCCGGCATCATCACCGACGCGCGGTTCATCGCAGCGGTGGGCAACGCGGACGAGCGGGCGACCGGACAGGCCGCCCTCGGCAAGGCGCTTCAGCTCGCCGGCCACCTCGCGATCCGCCTGGGCAAGACCGACCTCGCCCTGTCCGCGCTGGAGCGCGCGATGAGCGCGGCCGACCAGTCCTCCGACCCCCTGCTCGGCTCGATGATCAGCAACTCGGTGGCCTGGAACTACCAGCGACAGAACAGGCTCGACGACGCGACGAACCTGGCCGTCTACGCCGCCGACAAGGTGGACCGGGAGCAGACCGACACCGCGGAGAAGGTCCGGGTGTGGGGTGGCCTGGTCATGTCGGCTGCAACCAGCGCCGCACGCTCTGGGGACTACGACACGGCCAAGGACATGATGACGACGGCCGAGGACGCGACGAAGAAGCTCGGCAAGCTGCCCCCGCCTGTCGACGGCAAGCTGGTGTCCGTCTTCAGCCGCTCCTCCGTACGCATCGAGCGGGTACGCCTTGCCGTACAGCACGCGCGCCCCGACGAGGCCCTGCACCTGGCCAAGGGGATGCGACTGTCCGCCGACACGCCCCCGTCGTGGCGTACGTGGCTGCTCCTCGACGTGGCACGGGCGCACGCCGACCTGGGCGATGCCGAGGGGGCCGTGAAGGCCCTCACGAAGCTCCGGGAGGTGGCTCCTGGATGGATGGCCCACCACACCCTTGCCGTCGCCATCGTGGGCGATCTGTGGGCGGGGTCGGCGCGTCCTGCGGGGCTGCGGAAGCTCGCCGAGTTCCTTGGGGTGGCTGCGTAAGGTCGCAAAAGGGGGACGTTCCGTCCCTGTTTCGTCTCGCCGTGTGGCAAGAACCTGTCTTTCAGACGGACGAAACGAGGGGTTGGCGATGGCGCAGACCGCGAGAGAACGCCTGTCCGAGGCGATGGAACTGTTCGGCCACGAAGGGAAGTTGCTCGTCTTTCGTGACGCCGACGATCCGTTCGGTACCACCGCGGAAGGCGCCGACCCTGCCCCGTACAGCGGCATCGAGAGGCCACGGTCCAGACTCCGTGAAGAAGTCGCGAAGGCCAACGCGCGGAGCCGAGGCGAGATTCTGTGACTGGTCCGAAGGCGATCATCAGGCACGAGCAGTGGACGCTCACCCCCGACCGTGAGCCCGACGCGGCGCCGCTCTCGTACAAGATGAAGTGCACCGTGTGCGAGGAGGCGTCGGAGGCGGCCGGCTCATGGGATGAACCCCAGTCGTGGGCCCTCGGGCACTCGGGACAGAACCCGTCGCACCACTCGTACAGCGAGATCATCACGCGCCCGTGGCGCACGTTCATGCACAACCCCTGAGACCGGCCCCGCCCGAGCATCGTTCCCCCGTGGCGCTTGGGTGGGGCCATCCAACGTCCCGCACTGGACGGTGAAACCCTGGACAGGTCGAGCGGCCAGCGCAGGAACGACGAAGAACCCCCCACCCAGGAAGGGCGGGGGGTTCTTGGTGATCAATCCTCAACCCGAGAGAGGGGAGGGGGTTGATCCAGTGGGCGTACTCGGAGATTACCGCACCGGGCAGGCGCCCGTGGTGCAGTCCTCGTCAGTGCCGTCCTCGACGGACGTCAGCTCGTAGGTGTCGAACTCTTCCTCAGTGATCCGCTCGTACGGAGCCTGTGCTCGCGTGCCGTCCGGCATCAGGGTCGTGCCCTTCAGGTCGGGCAGCCACGCCTTGATGATGTCGGCCGCCTCGTCCGTGGAGTACTGCCCCTCGGGGAAGTTCACCGTGAAGCTGACCGCATTGTCAGCCCATTCGGCCTGGTACATGGCCTGGAAGGCGAGCATGTCCCACAGGCTGATCTCGTCCGCGGACTCTACGATCTTCGGGTCGTAGCCCAGCTCCTCGACCTCGGCGACCAGCTTCTCCTTGGTCGGGAACGCGACGACCATCGTGTTGCCGCTCTGGTCGTACACGCACTTCTCGACGAGGTAGCCCTGGTTCATGTAGCTCTGCACCGTCGCGGCCTGCGCCGGGTCGGGCATCGAGAACCGGACGCGCCGCATGAAGTGCCGGGCGTAGATCGGGTGGATGCCCTCGCTCACTCCGGGGAGCTTGGCGATCGAGCCGGTCGGCGCCACGGTCGTCACCTTCACGGGCTCCGGTATGCGGAGCTTGAAGGCGTACTCGCGGGCCTCGTCGCGGACCGTGTCGTACAGGTCGTTCAGCAGGTTGCGGAACTCGTAGGAGTTGGGCGCCTTGGAGTAGGCGACGCCCTGCTTGGCGAGGTAGCCCTGCACTCCGAGGTGGCCGACCCCGATGCGCCGGTTCTGGGCGAGGCGGGTCGCCTGCTCGGCGTCCGTCACGTCACCGTAGGTGGCACGGATCAGGAAGCGCGTCATCAGTTCGTGGGCTCGGACCAGGCCCTTGCGATTCACCCTCTCGCCGGTCGCCTGCGGGGCGAAGTGATCAAGGTTGATGTGCCCGAGGTTGCAGTTCTCGGCAGGCTCCAGAGCGATCTCTCCGCAAGGGTTTGTAGCAATGACTGTGCCAGTCTCGCCCTCGTTGGAGTACGTCGAGTTCCAGTAGCCCGGCTCCCCGTTCAGGAGCATCGCCCCGACCGCGAGGTTGTGGATCTCGACAGCCTCGGAGTGCCGGCCGTCCGTCACCTCGTTCAATGCCTGGATGAACCGCTCGTCGATCTCGACGGAGATGTTCGTCGTCCAGTGCTTCGAGCCGTCCGCCTTGCAGTTGAGGAAGTCGTGGATGAACGGGTCATCCCACTTCACGATCGCCATACGGGCCGAGCGCCGGACTCCGCCCGACACCACGCACTCCGCGATGGCGTGGTCGATCTCCATCGCCTCGGTCGGGATGAGGTGAGGCTCGACAGCCCACTCGCCGGTCTCGGCGGCAGAGCGAGACAGGATGCGCCCAACCTCCTGAAGCATCCGAGCGAAGGGGCCAGGCCCGCTCGCCGTACCGCCGAACGTCTTCAGGCGCGAGCCCTTGCAGCGCACCCGGCTCACGTCGTAGACGCGGGCCTTGTGCTTCACCTCGCCGTCGCTCATGAACGTGTCGATCAGGTCGACCAGGGCGTCAGCCCATCCCTCGCGGGAGTCCTCGACCTCGAAGGCGCCGGCCCAGTCCGAGTCGTACTCCGTCGACAGCAGGCCCGCGGCCCGCATCTCCTCGTAGTCCTGGTGCATCGGGTCGCACA